ACTCAGACAGGTAGACTGTCATCGAGCAAACCTAACATGCAGAACATATCAGGGAAAAAATAATGACTCAACCAAAAGAAATTCATTTAACGCAAGAACAACTTAAAGACAAATTTGATTACGACCCAATTACAGGCGTGTTAAGTTTTACTACTAACTTGTGCAATCGTTACAACGCTTACAAAGGAAAGAGGGCGGGATATGTTAGAAAAACATACACATCAAAACGTCCTTACAGAGTTGTCGGTCTTGACAAGCACCAAAGAAAAATTTATGAACACCGATTAATTTGGAAATGGTATTACGGAGAAGAACCTCCACACATGATTAATCACATTAATCAAAACGGATTAGACAATCGTATTGAAAACTTAGAGGCAAGCACTAATTCTGAAAACCAACGCAATGCAAGATTGAGGTCAGATAATACGCTAGGCGAAGCTAATATTTATAATAACAAAAAGAAAAAACTTTTATACGCTTCTGTTATAGTAAATAAACAAGCTTATCGCTCACCTTCGAGAAGTTACAAGAACAGACCCTTCAAAGAAGTTTTAGAAGAGTGTAAGTTAGACAGAGATTTGCTGTATATGGAACATGGGTTTTCAAAATTTCACGGGAAGAAGACTACATATGATTCTTGACCACTTCGTTTCTCCCGAAGGCGCAACTCTGGTTGAGTTTGATTACGCTCAACTGGAGATTCGCGTCTTAGCTTTGGCGAGCAGAGACAGACAGCTTGTGTACGACATTAACAACGGTGTCGATATGCACACTTACTTTGCCTCAAAGATTTACCGCAAGCCAGAAGCAGAGGTGTCGGGCGAAGAGCGTAGAGTAGCCAAAGGTTTTAGTTTTCAATTACAGTATGGTGCAGCAGCTAAAGGCATTGCTTCATTCTGGGACGTACCCGAACAGATGGCTAAAGACTTTATAGAAAGCTATTACGATAGGTATCCTGGTGTGAAGGATTGGCAGGACTCTGTGCAGAAAGAAGCGGAGACTACTATTGACCAGAGAGGTGACAGGGTTGGCGATGAATCAGTACACTCATGTTACATACCCTCTATCTGGAAAGACCCAGAGACAGGGGAAAGTATTACAAGGTATAGAACTCTCTGTAACATATCAAACTATTCAGGAAAACCTTACGCTCCTCCCACTAAATGTAAGAACTACCCGATTCAAGGGGCAGCGTCAGACATTGTTACTATGATGCTAACCAGACTAACCCGTTTACACGACCCAAGAGTTAGACTTGTCAACAGCGTACACGATAGTTTACTATTTGAGATTGACGATGAAGCCTTGGAGCAGTCGATACCTAAGATACACAGTCAGTTAGAGCAAGTTCCAGAGGTAATACAAAAGGTGTTCAGCGTAACTTCACCTATCCCTTTTCCAGTTGATTACGACTCTGGAAAAACTTTAGCAAAAGTGAAAAATAAAGCTTGACTTGTTAGAATTAGGCGTGTATACTATTAGGTAGACTAAAAATAGTCTTTATATAAGTTAGTTAGGAGGTGCATATGCACACAGTTACAGGTACAATCCAAGTTTTAGGCACAAAAGGAACCAGTTTTAAGCTCGCAGAGCGACCTGACGATTGGTTTAGTGCGTTTAACGGGACGCAATTAGGTGGAGCAAGCGTTGGAGACAAGGTTGGCTTTACATACATAGAGAAAACTAAAGGTGACAGAACCTACCTTAATATAAACGGTAATGTCAGCGTGAAAGAACCAGGAGTTGCCCTCACAACTTCTACAAGTTCTGGAACGCAACACACTAGCTTGTCAACTGACAAGGACATAGCTATCGCAAGAGCTGTGGCATTGAAAGCTGCAGTTGAGTCTCACAACAGAGACGATGCGTGGACTCCAGAAACAATCCTAAAAACCAGTAAGGTTTACGAGGATTATTTAACTGGAAAACTTGCTCAACAAGAAGCAAGATTACCTAAAGAAGAACTTCCCCATTCTTCTTGGGAAGAAGGTGCTGAGTCTTTGAGGAAGGCAAGTTAGTGTGGGTAGTGTACACTTGCTCTTTGATGGCGATATACTCGCATATCGAGCAGGATTCGCAGCAGAGAGAAGAGTGTACTTTGATGGACGGCTCCCTGAAAGGGGAGCCTCTTTCGACTCAAAGAAAGAAGCTTTAAAACACTTACCAGAAGAACACATAGAGTGGGAACGTGAGCTACAGCCAGTAGAACACGCGTTAGAAAATTGTAAAAGCCTAATAAGAAACATCTCAAACGAGATGTCACTGCACTTTGACGCTAGAGTTAGTTACATTTGTTTCCTAACAGGGAACTTTGAAGTACCAAACTTCAGAAAAGACATAGACCCAGAATATAAAGCCAACAGAAAAGAAGAGCACAAGCCTACACATCTGCAAGCTATACAAGATTACATTCTGCAATATCACCAAGGGTACTTTACCCAAGGTTGCGAAGCAGATGATTTCTTTGGCCATGCAGCGCAAGACGCGAAAGACAGTGACCAAATACCTATTATTGTTTCTGTAGATAAAGATTTAAAACAGATACCAGGATACCACTACAACATAGGGACTAGAACTTTGTCATTTGTTGACGAAGAGGAAGCTAGAGTTGTGTTCTGGAGACAGATGCTCGAAGGAGATAAGGTCGATAACATAACAGGCATCAATGGTATAGGAAAAATCAAAGCTGCTAGGTACATACCTATCGGTCAAAGTAATGGGGAATGTCAGAGGGTTGTTGAAGAATTTTACAAGAAGGAATTTCTTGATGGTTGGAAAGAAAAGTTCAACGCGAACTGCGAACTCTTATGGATATGGAAAAAAATCCCAGACGAGTGCCCGTTCAAAGTTGAAGAAGAAGAGAGCAAGGAGAGCGCAGCTACTAGCCCCTTATAAATCTCAATACGAACAAAACGTAGCAGCTAAATTAGAGGAGAAAGGTGTTGCGTTTGAATACGAACCGAAACAAATTAAGTACATTTATCCGACAAAACGGGGCATATGTCAGGCTTGTGGTAGCAACGATGTTGGCAGGTTGGCTAGTTATACACCTGATTTCTGGCTCCCCGAGTTGGGAATCTGGGTGGAAGCCAAAGGTAAGTGGGACTCCGCAGGAAGAACTAAAATCCTTGCTGTTCTAGCAAGTGACAACGAACTAAACAAAGATAATTTTAAAATGTTATTCATGTACGACAATTGGGTAACTCGCAATAAAACTATGCGATACACAGGTTGGTGCGACAAACAGTTTATTGATTCAGCAGTAGGTGTAGAGATGCCTAAGGAGTGGCTAAAACTATGAAACACGCAATGATACCTGATACTCAGATATTCCCCGAGTCTAAGACAGACCACATTACGGCTGCAGCGCGGTACTTGAAGAAACATAAACCAGAAAAGATTATCATTATTGGTGATTGGTGGGACATGCCTTCCTTGTCTAGCTACGATAAACCAGGAGATAAAGGGTGGGAATCTAAAGACGTACAGGCAGACTTAGACGTAGGGTGGAGAGAGATGAATAACTTTCTCAAAACTTTGCGAACCCCTAAGTACGACCCAGAGATACATTACTGTTTAGGTAATCACGAACAACGTATTGTCAGAGCGTCTGCTTCTGCGGGTATGCGGATGTTAAACAATTACCTTTCAATCGAAGAACTAATCTTTAATCCTTTAGCAGACGTAGGCGTACACACATACGACTTCTTAGAGATTGTAGAGTTAGATGGTATCTGCTACTCGCACTACTTTGTTAATCCTTCTAGCCTTATGTCAAACGCTATCGGAGGCTCGATAGAGAACAAGCTAAAGAATCTAGGTCACAGTTTTACAATGGGACACCAGCAAACTAAACAAACAGGAGAGATATACACATGTACTGGTCAACGGAGAAGGGGGCTAGTCTGCGGTCGGTTCTATCAAGACTACCACGAATATCTAGGCCCACAAAAGAATGCACAGAGCTGGTCGGGTATTATGATGAAACACGAAATCAACAACGGGGACTACGACCTGATGGAAGTTTCTATGGAGTACCTACTGAAAGAGTACGGATAACTATGTTAACACACGATGAACTTATGGAAGAGGTAGCCAATACCTATGACCCTGATTTAATTGTGGAAATACTAGAGATTTCTTCTGAAGAATTACTTGAGGCTTTCCAAGAAAAATTTAAGTTAAAACGCAGTAAATTTATAGATGAACCAGAACTAGAAGATGACGAGGTAGAAGAGATATGACCACTACTAAAAAAGTTACTAAGAAAAAAGTACAGCCTGCACCTAAACTGCCAGATAAAGACATAGCTTACCTTGCAGCTACATTTGTAGAGGCTGCTCAGTCTATGTGTACTAAACTAGGCAGAGACATAGACATTGTAGAGTTTCCTAAAACTTATGCTAAAATGAAAAAATTATATGAGGAGCTAGACTAAGTGAATTTATACCAGGAGTACATACATCAATCACGATACTCTCGATACCGTGACGATTTAGGAAGAAGAGAGACTTGGGACGAGACAGTAGACCGCGTAAAAGATTTCTGGCTAGAGCGACTGCCTAAAAATACAGGGTGGGGTAGCGGAAAGAAAGACAAACAGCTAGTTAAAGAATTAACAGAAGCTATGGAGGCTGTTCGTAGAATGGAAGTAATGCCTTCAATGCGTGTTATGATGTCAGCAGGAGAGGCGTTAGAAGCACACAATGTAGCAGGGTACAACTGCGCTTACGTTCCAATAGACAACCAAAAAGTATTTTCAGAAATTGTTTACGTTCTTATGTGCGGTACAGGAGTGGGTTTTTCAGTAGAGCGTGAGTACGTTAATAAGTTACCTTTAATATCTCACGAGATAGAAGAAACAGACACCACAATAGTAGTCAAAGATTCTAAGTTAGGGTGGGCTAAAGCTTACCGACAGCTTATCTCTTTGCTGTACACAGGTCTAATACCTAAATGGGACTTGTCTCAAATACGACCAGCAGGAGCTAGATTAAAAACATTTGGAGGCAGAGCTTCGGGTCCAGAGCCTTTAAATAATTTATTTTTATACACAGTAGAAACATTTAAGTCTGCTGCAGGCAGACAGCTTACAACTTTAGAGGTGCATGATGTTGTATGTAAAATTGCTGATATCGTGGTTGTTGGAGGGGTTCGTCGTTCTGCTCTTATCTCTCTTAGTAACCTTACTGACGAGCGTTTGCGTGGTGCTAAGGCTTCTCAGTGGTGGCTTCCCATTGAAGAAGGAGGCGCACCGCACAGAGCCTTGGCTAACAACTCGATTGCGTACACTTGCAAGCCAGATGTTAACTCATTTATGCGAGAGATGGTGTCTTTGTTCGAGGATAAAAACGGAGAGCGTGGAATCTTTAACAGACAAGCAGCCGTAACTAAGTACATAAATCACCGCAGAGATGAAAACCAAGATTGGGGCTGTAACCCTTGTTCAGAGATACTGTTAAGACCTGCACAGTTCTGTAACTTAACAGAAGCTATAATCAGACCAGAGGATACAAAAGAAACCTTAATTCAAAAGATTAAACACGCAACTTTCTTAGGCACACTACAGGCTAGTCTAACTGACTTTAAATTTCTGTCAAAAAGGTGGCAGGTTAACTGTGAAGAAGAAGCTTTGCTAGGTGTGTCTCTAACAGGGTGTTGTGACCACAACTTGCTCAGTGGGCAGAAACTGTCTGTTGTTCGTACAGACGAGATGATAGATTGGTTAGAAACCCTACAGAAAGTTTGTGTAGAACACAACAAAGTTATCGCTTCAAAGATAGGTATTAAGAGAGCTGCAGCTACAACGTGTGTTAAGCCTTCTGGTACTGTGTCTCAGTTGTGCGACACATCGTCAGGAGTACACCCCAGGTTTTCTCCGTACTACATTAGAAGGGTTAGGAACGACATAAAAGACCCACTAACTAACTTCTTAAAAGACCAAGGTATACCGTGGGAACAGGACACAATGAACGACCAGAACATAGTGTTTTCGTTTCCTATGAAAGCACCTAAGAGTAGTGTCTGTGTTAAAGATGTCGATGCAGTAGAGCAGTTGACTATGTGGCAGTTATACAATGACTACTACACAGAACATAAACCTTCTGTAACGATTTACTACACGAAAGAAGACTTCTTAGATGTGTCAGCTTACGTGTACAGAAACTTTGAAACTATGTCGGGTATCTCTTTTCTTCCTGTAAGTGAGCATACTTACGTGCAAGCACCTTACGAAGAGATAGATGCCCAGACATATAAACAATTACAAAAAGACATGCCCAAATCGTTAGATTGGGAACTATTAAAAGATTACGAGTCAGGAGATAATACTTCTGTGCAACCAGAATTAGCCTGTTCAGGAGGAGCATGCGAGCTTTAAAGA